GACTGGAGCCAACACACGGCAGTGGCTGTGAGCGCTTCGGGGTACGACCTTCGACAACCATCCCTCGTCTGCGACGGCAACGACCGCCTTCACTTGGCATGCCGCATGGTCGCAGACCAGTCACACATCATCTACACGACCAAATTGGCCGGCGAGGATTGGACACCAATGCCGGCTTTTGTCAACGACCCAGCCGACTGGCTTGACACCCGATGGAGCAAGGTCAACAAGAGCGTCAGTAGCACCCCTACAGCGTCCGAGAACGCCGCTGACGGTACAAGTCATGCCGTTAGACACTGTGATGCCCCCAAGGTGTGCTTAACGGGTGGGAATGTACCAATCGTCTACTACCGAGGCTCCATGCTCGCCGACTCCGCAGTGTTCGGTGACAGGGCCAACGCCGCCATCTATGTCAACACTGGCCGCTCGGTCGCAGGTGGCTTGGACCCCAGCGGTCGATTCACATTCAACCACGCGAATGCCATGCACTGTGTGGGTGTTCAAAATGCCTCTCAGTACCCCGCTTCGGGAGTCATCTACTACGACGCTGTCATCGACGAAAGGGACCGGTCGTTCGTCACCGTTATCAAGTCCGATAACGGGCGCACCACGCTGGTCAATTCGTTCAATCCGAGTAGACCGCTCATCGACCAACGAACTGATGCAAATGGCCTCGGAGTCACCAAGGCTCTGTTCATTCCAAAGAACATCATGGTCCGACCCGACTACAAGCACATCACGATGACCACCAATGGCAAGGGTGAGATTCACATGGTGCTTGGCTTCCGTTTATCCGGCGTCGGCAACATCCAGTCGGTGTACGCAGGACGAGTCTACCGAGATGGTGTGACCGAGTCTACTATCGCTCCACTCCAGTGGGGTGCAACGCCGGCGAACGACGATACTCAGAGTCCACCAGCGGGGCTAACCGTGGACGGTGGGTATGACCCGATACCTGTGCCATTGAACTACGAATGGCCTACCGGTGGCACGAATCTCACACCACTATCGGGACCAATTACCCACTTCATGGAAGTGTGGATGCCGACCTTTGAGTTCAGCCAAGACCCGAGCGAGTCTGACGAAGTCATCCGGTCGGTCAACATCCGCTGGCTCTCAGTCCCGTCGATGACCTACCACGCAACTACAGGATGGACACCAGTCGGCTCAGCACAATCTCTGAGCGGTCAAGAGGACTTCACCCACACCAACCCTCAACTGCGGTATCAGCGGTTTTGGGGCTTCTCTGCTGGCGAACTGGATTTGCAGTGGATGACCAACGAGTCGTCATGGCAGACCAGTCCTCATGGTGCATCGAGGCTCTACTTCCCGTACGCAGGTGGTTCATTCACCACCGTCGGCGAGGGTGAGACCAGTGGTGCAGGTATCGCTGGATGGCCACTTTGAGTATCTATCATCGGCACCCTTATATAGGGGCGCCTACTACGATAGAACAGAGGCGAACAAAGATGACCTACACCCCGAAAACCCAAGAACAAGCACAAACCGCAATTGAATCCCTTGAAGCGCAGGCCGCTGAAATCATGGACTCACTCGACACTGGATTGGCGACTGTCGACCAATCAGTCCGAACCGCTTGCCGAGCAATTGCAGAAGACTGCCTCGCACAACGAGACCAAATCGCAGAGCGAATGGCTGACCTACCTACCGACGCAGAACTCCGAGCACAGCGTGAAGAAGACGACTGGCGAAACATTCGCAACGAGCCATACGGCGGCGACGACTTGATGAACTACACCATGAGCAACGGGTGCTGGTGAGCCCCTCATATAGGTGGGGCGGGGTTGATGGAAGCATGGCAGTAGTGCGTATCAACATCCCGTCCAAGGCCAGCCTGCCGGACATGTGGGACGACATTCGGGATGACTTCCCGATGCCGTCTCCACGCAAGTACCAAGCCGAAGCGCTCTCTGTAGCGTATTGGGCCATGGAAAATGACGACTTCGACAACATCGTCATCCAAGCACCAACCGGCATCGGCAAATCAGCCCTCGCCATGACGGTGCAGAACCGATTCCAGTCAGCCTACCTGCTGACTCCGAGCCTTGGCCTTATCGACCAGTACAAGGCCGACTACGGGCACAAATTGTCCGAGGTGCGTGGCAGGTCGAACTTCGACTGCTGGGTCCGAAACGGTACCGCCAAGGGCGCTCCGTGTTGGTCCAAAGCCGGCTCATGCAAGCACGCTAAGCGCAAGGAAGACGGTGGAGACCCCTGTGGGTACTACGAGCAACGATTCGAGGCTGAGGATGCACGCCTGACACTCTCTAACCCAGCGTACCTCTTCCGAGCCGTGCAGGGCTACACGAACTTCAACCAGCGCGAGTTCGCCATCATAGACGAGGCGCACGACCTTGAGGGATTCATTCACGACCTACTGGAGGTGCGGCTGTCAGCCAAGGAGTGGCAGTCCGTCTTTGGCAAGGAGCGGTTCCCGAACCACCTGACGCCACGAGACTGGAGACAGGAGATGAAGGAGCGGATTGAGGTGGCACGCAAGTCCCTCAGCAAGGCCGAGGCAGACCTCAACATGGGCACCACCGAGAAGGAGGTGGAGCGGATTAGAGAGGCTGTCAGCAAGATGGAGACTGCCGTTGAAATCCTACACAAGCCCTCCAATGTCCACATCTCGTACGAGAACAACAAGTGGGGCCACTACCTCATCCTCAAGCCGATTCGGGTGCGCCAGTACGCCGCTGAAATCATCGAGGCGGTGAGCAAGAAGCGCATCATGCTCTCTGCTACCATTCTCGACATCGACACCTTCCTCCACGGCCTTGGGCTGGAGGGGCAAAAGACGCTCTACATCAACATCACCGAGTCGCCATTCCCGTCTCAGAACTTCAATGTCCACTACGCCCCCTGTGGCTCCATGTCATGGGGCAAGCGCAAGTTCACACTGCCGAAGCAGGTCAAGGCAATCGACGCCATCATGCGCCAGTTCCCCAACAAGCGAGGGGTTATTCTGCCGCATAGCCACGCCATTCGCAAGGAGATTGTTCAGGGCCTCAAGGACGCTGGACATGAGGACAGAGTCCTGACTCACGACGGCAACCCTCGCGCACGCAAGGAGGTGCTCGATGAGTTCTTCACCAGTGACCGAGACGACCTCGTTCTCATCTCGACCTATGTCACGCAGGGATTCGATTTCAAGGGCAAGTTAGCCGAGTGGCTGTGCATCCTCAAGGTGCCCTACCTACCCACCAAGGACCCCGTCATCGGCGAGCGAATGATGCAAGACGAACAGGCGTGGCGAGCGGTCCACGAGGACACCCCCTCGTGCCCCTACGAGCCTCCTACCAAGTACAGCGGCGAACTGTGTGGTGCAGGATTCACCTGCGACGCACCGTGTCAGAAGTGGTACCAATTGCAGACGGCGCTGGCCATCGTGCAAGGCGCTGGCCGCGTGGTCAGGACGCCCGACGATGTGGGCCACCTGTTCATCCTCGACGGTGGCTGGCAACGCTTCGCTCGCAACAGCGCTCACCTCATCCCATCTTGGTTCAGGAACAACATCAAGGACGCTCCACCGTGGCTCAAGCGACAGTTATAGACGGCACTGTTATATAGGTGAACCCCCTACGGTTAAACATGCGAGCCAAAAACATGCGAGAATGGAACCCAGCACAGATGCAAAAAGCAAAAATTGGTGCTTGGTTGAAGTACGATGGAGTGCACTACCTCAAATTGGACCAAGGCAAGTGGGCCTACTGGGAAAACACACTGTCTGTTCGCGTTAGCAACAACTTTTGGTCAGAAGACTACGAAGAGTACAGTCTGCGATTTGACACGATTGAGCGTGCTCCTCGTCGCAAAATGAAGACGCTGAACGCGGATGGACGATACATATATGTTGACGCTCCACGCACCTACGAAGAGGGCGTCTCAGTCAGTACCACCATGACAGACATGGTGCTGTACTTGCTGGGCAAGAAAGAGGCACACATGCGAGTGGGCGACAAAGTCATATTCGTCAAGGGCGAGTGACTTTGACCGGTGGCTTAATATAGGACCACACACTACGATAGAACAGAGGCGAATAAATATGACCTACACACACGGACTTGGAGATGCACAGGAAAGTCGGACCGAACTGCGACGAATGACATACGACGACGAAACACCGGTCGGACCAAAATGCGACTGCTGTGGTGGCGAAACCGAATATGTTCAATGCGAGCGAGACGGTTCCATTTATGAGTATATTTTCATTTGCCCAAACGAAGACTGCGAGCACTTTGAAAGCAAGGATTTCATCGTTGAAATTGACCTTGGCTGGGACAATGGGAACTGCTGATTCAGATGCGGATGATTGAACGCCTCCTCAGGCTGGTTGTACGATACAACCTATGGCGTAACCTTTAAGTATGTGGGGGCTATAGGGGTACTATGAACATATTCGTAGTAGACCGAGACCCGTTGATAGCCGCCGACATGTTGTGTGACCAGCACATCGTTTCGCAGTTCAAGGAGAGCATACAGATGCTCGTGGCATCAGCACTGTTCAATGGGTGCTCACCCAGCATGATGCCGCTCACAAAGGCTGGAACCCACCACCGTGGTGGGTACAAGCACCACCCATGTACGGTGTGGGCGTCTGAGAGCCGAGCGAACTGGATGTGGCTACTGCTTCACACCGTGGGGCTATCCAAGCACATGATTGACCGGTTCGACAACGACCATTCGATTCTGCACGAGCAGATGCGCACCCTGTGGACTAACTCTGCACAAATCCAAATGCGATTCCCTGACATTCCTCAGACCCCGTTCGCACGGGCCATGAACCAGTCCAAGGGTGAGAACCTCGACCTGATTGACCCGACCCGCCACACGGTAGTCGAGGCCTATCGGGAATACTACCGCCGCGACAAGGTCGGCTTCGCCAAGTGGACAAAGGGCGTACCTGCTCCCTACTGGTGGCAATAAATATAACCGGCATACTTATATAGGAGTGGTCCGTAGCATGGGTATGGACCTACCAACGAAGAGAGACTCAGACGGCACGATTTCACTTGACCTCAAGAAGACCTCGATAATCAAGAAGGTCGTGACTGCACTGGTCATGTGCAACGCCACCGTGGACATTGAATTGAACGCACTGGCACTGGCACAAGGCGTGACCGACTACGCTCCAATCGTGGAAGACTACAGCAAGCGACTCGTTGAATAACCGCGCTGGCTTTGAACAAGGCATGGGGGATGAGAATGAGCGCTTTCAGCGCATCGTGCGGACTCAGGACGACGAGTTCATCATCACCCCACCCAAGGTGCTCCTCGATGAAGCAGAGCGGCTTGGGCAGGACCCACGAAGGCCACGAACGGCAATCGCTCGATGGGCATCAAGCCACTGGGCAGAGACGAGGCGAGAAGTCGTACGGAGGAGCGCTGATGAGATTTCTCTCGACGCCGCTCCAGCCGACAAGGAAATCATGGAGAGGCCACAGCACTATCCAACCGACTTCGGCCTCAGCCTCATTCCATTCCCCAACGAGGTGGGTGGATGGGTACTGGACAAGACCGTCACGACCTGCTACTCCAGCCTGAGCACACCGCGTCCATTCGACCCTCACCTCCACTCATCTACGCTACCCGACACCGTCGGCTTCGGCTACCACTACCAAGGCGGTTCCCCGTTCATGGACAAGTACGACATAATCCATCGACGGGGCGGAGGACCGCGAGGCGGATTCTCGTTCACCACTGGACCGACCGAGGGGAACTACCCGCAGACCATCCTCCCATCTCCGACCTTCAACCTCGGCGACCTCGGATTCAGCGACGGTGGGTGGAATCCCGAAGGGTTGCAGTACACCAACCGACCTCGTCAGATGAGACTCAGTGGCCTCAGAAACGCTTGGCCGCACAAGGTGTTTTTCGTGCGCTCGCGTCAGGTTTTCTTCAGGAATCTGTACGGGCCTATCGCCGTCGATGAGGCAACGCCTCGCGCACCCTCTGTAGTTCTGAACGGTTCCCAGTCGATTCACGGCGTGCTCAGTATCTCGTCGTCTCACAAATTGAACACCCCGCAGGTGATGACCATCAAAATCTCCAGCGTAGCAGGTCGTAGGGCGGGCACAGGGGCCATCGGAGACACCGTGCAGGTGTTCACCGCACCACGACAGTGGGCGAACCCTCCACTGGTGTTCACGGGCTATATCAGCGACATCGAGGAGACCTCCAATGATGTCACTCTGACCTGCTTGGACACGCTCGGATTCTTGACCAACGAGACGCTCTTGGAAAATCCGTCAATCACTGGTGACGCATCGAGCGTCATCAAGTCGATTATCGCCAAGTCGTCATACTCGCCGCCTATCGGTCGGATTATGTCCAAGTCGAGGGTCGTCGTTCCGACTGGTCTTGACCTCAAGGGGAAGACTCGACTCGCCGCAGTTCAATCAGTTCTCGGACTCATCAACAACACACCCCGTCCACAGGTTATCTACGCCGATGAGAAGGGCTACATACACCTACGGGAGATGCGCGAAGTCGACGATTCGACGGTGTACCCGTTGGTCGCCGGACGACTACCAAGGACCGATGTGCCACAGGATTTCTACCCGACCTCGGTCGAGCGAATCAGTGGAGACCTTGACATTTTCAATGTCGTCACGGTCATCAACGAGGAACTTGGAATCAATGTGACAGTGCCGTCTCCGACCCAGCAGAACTTCCCAACCCGACCAGTCCACAGGGTGGTCCACGAGAAGACCGTGCGGGATGTCAGACAGGCTGAAATGTTCGCAGGTCTGATGCTACAGAACATCGGGAGGACCCGTCAATCGTACACCGTAGAGGGCATCCCTGAGCGCTTCGACATCATGGCCGGAGATGTGATGGAGTTCGCCACGCATGCGGGCATAGCGGGCCGTCACAGGGTGTTCTCAGTGTCTTGGACAATGTCACCAGCCGGCGCTATGATGACGCTGAATGTAGGGCGTCAAAGCCCCAACCTCGTCTCCACACTGCGCTTTGCCAACGAAGTATCACTTTGATGCCAAGAGGGCCATTAACTTCTCTTTTCGGTCTCCGTGGTTGACCCATACAGCGAATGTCTTTTGCATGGTGACATTGTCATTCAACCAAATGTACGGTTCGCCGTCAGGCATGTGCTTGAGTACACAGAAATACTCGATGTACTGTGAGAGCCTCAGTCCGTAGAAGTTCATTGCTCTTAGTGTCAGGTTTCGGGTTGCGGTTTCGTTGCGCATGTTTTACCCTATGGGCCACCCCTATATAATAGTATCGGCCATCGACACCTTTATATGGGTGATGCTCATGAGATAGAATGAGGCGACAGACCCTATAGCCAAGCGAACTTCGGTTCCCCCCACCTCTTGATATGTGCTCATGGGCGGGTCTGTCCCCTCACCCCCGATTTAATGTTGGGGGGTTTTTCCAATTTCTTCCGATGAAGGTTTGCCCAAGCGATAGGTTCTGAGCGTTTTCACCGAACAAAACCCGAAAAACCCTGCATCTTTAGAGACCCCCCGTAGGGGGGGCTCTACCACTTTCGATTCAACCTGACTTAGGGTCATATAGACACACATATTATTTATTGTGTATATGTAAATGATAGGACATAAAAAGAAAGGAATTAACCAGCGGCCTTCATAATGGTGGGGTTGCCGTGACTTGAGGCATGAGCCCCGAACTCACCGTCCACCAATCGACTGAATCCTCGTCAGACTTCCTGTTCCAAGCGGGTGACGCCGAGGTCGTCCTCACCTTCCTCTCTGCCACCAAAGGTCGCATGGATTTCTCCGCAGTCGTCAACGACGAGCCCCACGGCAAAGTCAATGTTCTCAGCCAGCACAGCCTCGCTCGATTGGGCAAGGTTGCTGTCGAAGCCGACCATCAGAAAGCGTTCGTCAAGGACATGCTCAGGGCTGGTATCATCCTCAAGGACGGCACCTATGTGGTAGCCACAGTGTCTGACAAAAAGGACGCTGAGAAGGAAGCGCTGGTGGACGAAGACTCGACCTACGGTCTTATCGGCGAAGGCACAATCAACACCTTCCTCGGCCAGCGCCACCTGCTGGACCGCATCAACGAGATTCTTCACGAGAGCCGTGAGACACCGTTCGTCGGTGACGATGCGAACCTGCTTCTCACCTTCCTTGTGTTCCTGTCGTGCAAGACTGACAACCCGCTCAACCTTGAGATGATTGGACAGTCATCCAGCGGCAAGACCTACATGACGCTGACCGCTCGCAACGGCTTCCCCAAGTCGATGATTATGGTGCTCGCTGGTGCCTCTAAGGAGGCCCTCAAGTACGACTACGACGAGGTGGACGAGGAGGGGAACTTCATCGTCAATGTGGACGGACGGTGCATCGTTGTACTTGAGAAGGACGAGTCCTTCGCCTTCATCAAGAAGATGAAGCCAATCATGTCCGGCGACGACGACGAACTGGTGTGGAAGACACCGGTCAAGAACGAACTGACAGGCGACATCGAGACCCGTGACTTCATCATCCGAGGACGACCGTCGTTCATCACACTGACCACTCGCAATCCCAGTGAGGCTGAGCAAATCACACGGCAATTGATTATGACTCCCGATACCACCGTCGAGAAGGTCGGCGATGTGGTGCGGAACGCACTGCTGGCCAAGGCTCGACCTGAGACTTTCCAAATCCATCCTGACCTCAAGATGCTCCAAGCATCCATGCTGTCGCTCAACCGGTACAAGGTGCGCAACATCTTCGCTCCGCTCATGGTCGACTTCTTCCCTGCTCGCAACGCTCAACACCAGCGTGACATCGGCAAGGTGCTCTCCATCATCGACGCAGTCACACTTCTTCATCAGAAGCAACGGCCTGTCCAAACCATCGACGGTCAGGAGTACCTCCTGTCGTCTGTAGAGGACAATGTCGTCGCTCTGCTCCTTTGTGACCTCGTACTCCGTGCGAGCCTCTCAGGGGTACCTGACGGCACATGGACGGTGTATCAACACCTCGTGCAGATGGAAGAAGCCAAGCGCCCACTGACTGAGGACAATATCCTCCAGTGGCTGGGCATCCATGCCTTCCAAGTCAGCAAGAACGCCCTCAAAGAGCGCCACCTGCCCACGCTTGAAGACGCTGGGCTCATCGAGACCGGTCGCCGTGGCGGTGGCCGTGGCGGTGGCAAGAAGTCGTGGAAAATCGTCAAGTCCCGAGCGGGTCTCATGGACGACTACGCACTCGCTCCACTCTTCGTGGAATCAGCCGGCCTCAATCTCGAATCCATCGTGTCAGAGTTCAGCGATGTGCTCGCCACATCATCGCCACCGATAAGCCAGTTCCCACTCAAGGGCAACGACATGCACCTGCTCCGTGGCATCGGCTGTCCCGACAAGGAATCCTCCAAGGTTTGGCGCTCTCTATTCCTCCCATCCTACCTCCGACCGTCCGGCAAGCGCACCCTTCTTTGGGACATCGTCGGCAAGGATTCTAAGCATCGAGAATCGCTGTTCAACGGCGATGCTTGGTTCAAGGAATCCGACTCGGTTGCTACCCTTGCCCTGACCAAGAAGCGAACGGTCAAACAGGCTATCCAAGCGGCGTCTAAGGCCGCTGTAGCAGACACTGAGGACCTATGGGAAGCAATGCTCGACGCCCAACTTGAAGCACTGGAGGACGGGGTTTGAACCTCTTCCTTGATATAGGTGGGGGAGCACAGGACAGAATACAACCCAACAGGAAGTGAACACACATGGCAAGCAAGAAACATACCCTACCAGCAAGCGTACAAAAGCGACTCCAGCCCTTCATCGACAAGGGCGTGCAGAACGGCATCTTCAACGATGACCAACCTGTCGTCGCACTCTACCGCCGCAAGGCCAACGAGATGAAAGACACCGTCACCGAACTCGGTGGAATGAAGACCACAGCCGCACAGCGATTCGTCGCTAACTGCGTTATGACTGACCTCTCCAGCATGCTTCGTCAGAAGTCGTTCTCTGCTCACCTCGACATTTGGTCGGTTGACGCTCGTATGACTCGCACTGGCCGAGCAATGGCCAACATCTTCGGACAAGTCGTCATTGAAGACGGTGACTCCACCATGGACACAGCCCTCTTCAAGATGGGACTGTGGGACGAAGACGCCGCACTCGCTGACGACATCGTCGCTGGTGCCTCGTACACCGCCTCCATCTCGTGCAAGAACCTCGACACTGAGATTCTTGACCTCCGCCCGCTCTCCGGTATGACTGTCTTCACCGAAGAAGACTACGACCACGGCGACCGAACTCAATTGCTCCGTGACACATACGATGTGACACCGATTGCAGAACTTGAGGACGACATCTCTCGCAACCGCAACGACTACCGATTGGTCGAAGCCACCGTGTCCTACGCTGGCGTTCAACAATCCAAGACCGGCAACACCTTCGGCAAGATGCTCCTCAAGGACGAATCGACCATGACCATGGAAGCGATTGAATCCGGCGAAGGGCTCATGCTCAACGCTCTCTGCAACGCTGAAATCGCCAACCGATTCGGCAAGTACAGCGAGGTTCTCGCTCTGCTCACAACCAGCATGTCCGACCAATACGGGCTCTCTGCGACCATCGAATGCGCCGTCGGCGTCATCGTCATCGCACCGCCTGTTGTCGAAGCCCCAAAGTCGGGCGACGACTCAGATGACAACGCCGCATCCTACTTCAACACCGACACCAAGGTCGAGACAATCGACCTCGATGACGACAGTGAAGCCGAGGAGGAATCCGCCAGTGAAGAAACAGTAGAGCCGGATAAGGCTCAAGACACTGAGGATAGCACGGTAAAGGAATCCTCCGAGGCTCCCGCTCTGAAAGAAGGCGACGAAGGCTGGACAGCCGAAGGCGACGACGAAGAGTGGGACGACGACTGGGACTGAGTCTCACACACCCTCCATGGGGAGGCGGTTGCTTCCATTGGCCGTCACCTGCCCTGCCGCGTTTGTTGCTTTTTCGCGGCGGGGTCTCCCCACCTACTCATGGGATGACGGGGCTCGGGGTTTCGCCCCGTCGTCCCTCCCAACCGGAACCTTTAATAGTGAGAACACTATAGGTTGGTTTGAACTGGAGACCCTTCGGTTCAAACCGGAATGTCCGAAGAACCCCCACTATGAAGAGATGAAAAATATGAACGCCATCAACCACAACCCCAACTGGAAGCCTGACTACCGACAAGCCTGTGGCATATTGACCACATACAGAGGTGAGAAGCCGATGATTCTCGTTGTCCGCCGCTCTGCTCTTGAAGACACATGCCAAGGCCTGTGGGAAGTCGCTGGTGGCAAGGTTGACGAAGGCGAGACCATTTACTGGACAGCCCGTACAGAACTCCTTGAGGAGACTGGTCTTGACCGCTCTCCGACCTACATGGCCACCGACTACGACTACAAGAAGAAGAAGGCATACCACCTCTTTGTAGACGCACATTTCACCGAACCCGAGGTCACTTTGTCCTTTGAGCACGACGCCTACAAGTGGATAAGTCTCGGTGAACTTCGCCAATGGGTGCAAGACGAACCTGAAACCATCAGCCACCACCTCGCTCATTGGGTCGAGCACTGTATCGCCACCGATACCCTACACGAACAATTCACCTACACGACCATGGTGGACGGAGTTCCCTTCCGCACTTGGAGTCCGGCATCTCTGTTCTTCTGAGCCCTTCATATAGGTGGGGATGCAAGTTCAGTGCATGGCACGCAACGCTAAGAAGAAAGCCGAAGGGTACGCCGCTCTAATCGCATCATGCGACACCGGCGACACGATGATTAAGAACAGACCTCGACACATCAAATTGCAGGGTTTCAGCGGAGCAGGCAAGTCCACATGGGGCTTGACTTTCTTCTCTCACTACGCCAAGGATTTGAAGCCCGAAGAGGCTCTCATGTGCATCATCGACTGCGACCTTGAAGGTCAAGCCGACTTGGTCGCTCGTGACGATATTGTCACACCATCTCTACGCCCTCGCATTCTACGAAAGGTGTGTCGAACTCCTGACGAAGTGAACGACATTTCAATGGCGTTCATCGACCTCATGCGACAGCACCAAGAGGAGTACCCTGACGGCGTCCGAGTCATGGTCATGGAAAACGAAGGGGCCTACTACCTCTCGTGCCGTGAGCACTACTCTGTGAGCGTCCACGGCAAGACCGAGGGTGAACTACTGCTCTCCCGTCAACAAGAGGCCCTGAGCCAAGGCAAGAAGACCCTGCCAGCGTACGCAGAGGGTCAAATGCACGCCTACAAAGTCATCAACAAATTGTTCTACAGCCCGTACGAGCGACTCAAGATTGGCGGCGAATTATATCGCTACCACTTCCTCAGCACCGTGCTCCTCAAGACCAAGACCGAGAACTACGGCACACCCAACGAGAACCGTGTGGTGCTCGCCGCAGGTCGCCCTGATATGACTGACCCCCTATTCGACTGGATAGTCGAGATGACCCAGCAACAGCGAACGGTTAAGGGGGAGGTCGAGAGCCGACACTTTGCCCACATCAAGAAATCGAGAGCCTGTAAGCCCTTCCGGTTGGAAAATCCAACACAAGAACGGTTTTGGAAAGCGGTTGAGAAGTCGGCGCAGTGAGGCGTTCTGAATGAAAGTACCGTACATCTCAGCATCGAGACTCAAGACTGCACAGGAGTGCTCTCTCAAGTACCACTTCCACTACGAGGAGCCAAACGCTGACGCTGTTGCCCTCAAGCAAATCGGCAACCACCGTGACAACAGTCAAGCAGGCCGTCTTGGAAACAATGTCCACGACGCCCTTGAGGAGTGGCGTAGGCCCGATGCTGATGGCAATACACCCAAGCCCTCGTTCGGTCGCCTGATGACCCTCTACAAGGAGGTCAGCGCCGGTCGTGAGGTCGACTTCGACATGTACGAGGACGGCAAGCGGATGCTCAAGCGCTGGTTCGACCGACGAGGTCGTGAACCAGTCCGTGTCCAATCGGTCGAGCGCATGTTTGGTTCGTTCGACCCAACAGTCGGACCACACATCCTCCAGCGCACCGGCACACCCGTGCTGGGATTCATCGACCTTATCATCGAACATAAGGACGGGACCATCGAACTCGTCGACTACAAGACACAACGCATGGACATAACACAGGCTGAGGCCGACAACAATGTCCAAGCCGCCATATATCTCTGCGTCGCTCGTGAGTGGTGGCCTGACCGCCCGCTCCAATTCACCTTCGACCTACAGCGCCACGGCACCGTGACGACTGTGTGGACAGACGAGCGCCTTGAGACCTTCAAGGACTGGCTACACGGCCAGTACCAGTCAATCATCGCCGTTGATGGCTCTGACACCATGAAGGTACCAGCGAGCATCGGCAAGGGCTGTCAATGGTGTGCCTACACCGACCTGTGCCCACAGGCGCAGAGCCTCATGCAGAACGGTGCATGGGACATGCTAACTCCAACGCTCGGCGGCGACCTGAACGACCTGCTCAATGAACTGGCGACCATCAAGGCCAGCACATCAATGCTGACCAAGCGCAAGAAGGCTATCGACGACCATATCAAGAACGAAGTGTTCGACCGCACCATGAAGGTAGCGGACTGCAAGGCCGAGACCGATGACTGGTCAGTCGAATGGCGAGAGCAGACCCGACGCTCGTACATCCCAACCGAAGTCCAACGCCTCATCCCAGCCACCGTGTTTGGGACCATCGTGTCGCTGTCTAACAGCGCCGTGGACCGTGTCCTCCCTATTCTCCCCGATGATGTCGCGGACGCTGTCAAGCGTTCGCAGATAAGCAAGCCCCAGCGAATGCTGATAATCAAGGCAAAGGAGAGCGGTGATGACAAACAAGAAGTCTGACGAAGTGCCATCGAGCAAGTACGGCACCCGAAAGAAGGGGCGCCTTGGAAAGTCAGATGGGCGCAATGTCAAGCGTCTTTGGAAGGCCATGTTGGAGGCTGGGGCACACTTCCCCGAAGGTACTCCAATAGCCACAGGTGAGATACTCACGCTCGATAACCAGCCGTTTGAGATGAACCGCCTCAGCAACCACCTCGCCAAAAAACCTCACCTCTTTTTCAACGCTGGCTCAGTCAGAATCGCATCACTGGATGGCCGAACCAAGTACCCTCAGAAGGTTTGGCTCGCCTATCCTGACGCATACGATGAAGTGTGATTCTCCGAAACCTTTAATAGGGGGAACCCTATAGGACTAAACATGGCGAACCACATGACCCCCCTGAAAATCATCAACCGAATCCTCTGCAAATTGCACTACGAGTCCGAAGAATGGGCTGAGGCATACGGTGCCGCTGGTGAAGAGATGGGCGAGAAGCGAATCCAAGAGATGGAAGCATGCAACGAGGACATTCAGTTCTACCTCGCTGAGTTCGCCCGCATGACCGGTCGAGAATGGAATCACCATGACTGGATGGAAGCAGAGCGCGAAATCACCCACCTTCGCAACCGTGCGAACTGGGAAGACCCATGCGCTGAGTCGATGCAAGAAGCAATGAGCGAGAACGCGTCGATGACTGGCGAGACTGGATGGTCCAACGCACGAGGTAGCAACCGAGGACCACGGAACTGGATTTGAGTTCAAATAGGTGGGGGCACCCTCTGAGGGTATGCTCACCCCGAACTCAAAGGTGTCCCGCACGGCCAATATACAGGTCAACAGCGGGTCGCTGGCGAGGTTCCTGAGCCGAGTCACCACCGACACTCCAGCAGTCCCTCTGCGCCTCCTCTTCACCAATGACGGCGTATCGTGCTGGACCATGAACGCTGGCAAGACCTTGATGGTCATGCTGGACAACGAGCCCCTCGATGACTACAAGGTCAAGGAGCCGTGTGTGCTCGTCTGCAACCCCAAGGAACTTGGGGACATGGTTAGGTCCAAGGGCAAGGGCGAAGTCGTCCGCATCAAGACTGCGGCTGGTGAAGCCATCGTGGTGAGCACCAAGGGTCGTGGTGGCGTCGAGGTGATGCCGGCAGACGAGGACGACTGCATGACCATCCCTGACCGCAACACCCTCCCCATCTCTGACGGCAAGCGCCTGTTCCCTATGTTCGACAACGAACCTGCGACGAGCGAGGCTCTGCTGACCAATCACGAACTGCGCAAGGCTCTGAGCGAGATGGTCACGGCCAACGCACCGTATGTCGTTATGACGCTGGGCCCCAAGTCGGAGGCTCGCAGTGGCCACTGGAACGGCAAGACCAACCGCTCGTGGACGCCGCTCACAGCGACGGTCAGTGGACCTGAGTTCACAGTCTCATTCACCGATTCCCTCAAAACGCTCATAGGTGTGCTTAGAAGCGAAGAAACACCTCTCAAGGTCTCCAAGCACCACAAGGGTCAGTTCGTCGTCGTAGAGACGCTCTCAGAGCCCTTTATCACCATAGTCGCCACCGAGGCAATCAAGGAAGTATGAAACATGGACGAAACACAGAGATTTATCGACACAGCACATGAAGCACTGAGCATGAACCACGACGACGAGACGATGCTGAGAATGCTCGCCACGATTGACCTCCTGACAGCCGCACTGGGCATCACGGAAGAGATGGTTACACTGGCCTATGCCAACCGATTGAGGACTGAAATCAACAAGACCGTTTCCCACCTCAGCGACCTTGCTGGCACAGAATAGGGTTAAGAACCACCTCGCCAACCTTGAGGGTATGGCAGTACACCAATTCACCGGAGTCACGGCAAAAATTACCGTTAGCACGAGCCTCGTCGGCTTCGTCTCAGGCGACTTCACTTTGGCAGTAGCCACTGGCAAGTACAACCAATTGAACGCCAAGTACAGCACGGGCCACACACGAGGCCTACGCTCAGTCTCAGGTACCTTGAAGAAGGCATGGGGTGTCGATGACAACACACTCTACGGCTACTTCGACACGGACTCTGAGTTCGACATCGTATTCGATAACGACGGTGACGGTGCCGGTGGCGCCGCCGGCGGCACACACACCTACACCCTAAGCGGTTGCATCCTAACGGACCTTGCTGTCGAGGGTATCGAGGCAGGTTCAGACGGAGCGTTGATGATTAACGCGTCGTTTGAAGGCTTGACTTGGGCTCGTGTCTGAATCGTTATCGCTACCCCCTTGAGGAGGCACACACATGACTTGGCTGGACAACGCAATAGAGAAAGCAGGAGCACCTATCATCGTCGATGTACGACACATCGGACTTGGTGTAGACGCAGTAGAAGCAATACCACTGAGCGCCAACGAGTACCAAGTGCTCAAGCAACACCCTGAGATGCGCTCGCTTGAAGGTGACGACAGAGTCGAACGACTTGGTCTTCTGATGGTCTGTGAAATGATGGCCAAGGCCGACCCAAGTGTCTCGTGGTCCAAGATGAAGCACCTCCCACTCCACATCCTCGGTGAACTATCCGTTGCGATAACCGAGGCCCTCGGTACCGCCACAGGAGACGACGGCGCACTGGGGGAATGAAATCCCTCGCCGAAACGGACGAGGGACAATTCATCTTCTCAATACTCGGCCACCTCGGCATGAGTCTCAACGACTGGCGGTCGATGGACCCCCGTGACAAGGTATTCTACATGCACAGCATGTCAGAAAAGAACCGTAGAGTCAATAACCAGCAAGAGGCTGAGATGGCTAAGGCAAGGGCACGGAGGTGAGTAGATGGCAGGTATGACAAACGAGACCCGACTCAGATTATCCCTTGAGGCCAACACAGCAAAGTTCCGTCAGCAGATGGGATTCGCATCTCAATCCATGTACGCCGCTGGTGGCGCCATGTCCCGATTGGGTACGATAGCCCGAGGTGTGTTACATCCCGTCACACTGGCCATGACCGCAACTGCAATCTCTGCCAAAGTCATGGGCGAGACGATAATGAAGGCGTCCAAATTGTATGTCGAGTTCAACGACACACTGGCTCGCACTGGTGCGATTCTCGGCGAGTCATCGGCTGGTATGGAGAAGTTAGAAAGCAAGATTCGTGAGGTCGGTAGGACGACCCGATTCACAGCGTCTGAGGTCGGAGAGGCCGCCAACAAATTGGCAATTGCAGGTGTCGGCGCTGACGAGATGATTAGCGACGGAGCACTGGAAAACCTCGTCAAGTTCGCAATCGCTGGTGGCGTGGACATCGAGACCGCGACCAACATAGGTATCGCCGGCGTTAAGGCGTTCGGGATGGAGATGACTGAACTGGGCTTTGTCTCCGATGTACTGACCCGAACATTCACTCGCTCAAATGTAGACATCGTCTCCCTCGGTGAGGGTATGAAGTTCGCCGCACCGGTCGCTCACAGCGCTGGTTTGGCCATCGAGGAGACTGCCGCCGCTATCGGTGCTCTCGGCAACGCTGGTCTCCGTGGCACCGTTGCTGGTACCGGTCTCCGTATGTCAATCAACAAATTGCTCAAGCCCACCTTCGACGCACAGCGAGCGATGAACGACCTCGGTCTCAAGGTCCAAGTCCTGAGTCCTCGTGGTGAGCAAGCGCGTCAAACCCTTTCAACGGTGGCACGGCAATTGTCTGCCACTAAAAGTGCCACTGCGAGCCTATCGGATGAGATGAAAGTCCTCAACGGTCAGATGTCAGAACTGTCAATCGAGCAGATGGAAAACACCGTGGCTATCGAGCAGATTAGAGCACGGGCCGCGCGAGCCAATCGTGACCTGACCAGTCAGGAAGAAGCCAGCGTCGCACGGATGCAGAAGGCGAATGAAAACCTCCGACTGAGCGAGATGACGCTTGACTTGGAGCGTCAGAAGACTCAACACAACCTCACCCAGCAGTCTGAATTACAATCGGCCTTGAGCAAGCAGAGCAATGAATTGACCAAGACCGTGGAGCAACAGACGACGGGCCTGACGAGCCTCGGTGATGTGTTGGACCAATTGGCCGGAGCCGGTGCGACGACGACGCAGATTCTCGAAATCTTCGGTGTGCGTGGTGGTACTGCCATGGCGTCTCTGCTCTCTCAGCGTGAAGCGTTCCACATGCTCGTCGAAGAGAACAACAACGCCGCTGGCGCCACTCAGAACTACATGGATGCCTTGCAGGGACTGACCGATGGAACAGCCTCTGCCAAGGAGATGTTGTTCATATTCAACTCGGTCATTCAAGACGCTCTGCTCGATGTCGGCAAGCCGTTCATCGGCATGCTGGTCAAATTGACAGATGTACTCGGTCCGATGATTTCAGATGCGCTCAAGGAGAACATGCCACTGTTCTTGGAACTGGGTGAGTCGTTGGGGGCCTTGATGATGATGGTGGTGCCACTGGCGATTGACATGATACCTGACATGATAATGGCACTCAAGGCCATCGTCCCAATCATCGGCATCCTCGTCGTAGCGTTCAGAATCTTGATGGCCGTGCTGTCACCCGTTCTGCAACTCATATCGGGTATCGGGAACATGTTGTTAGGTCTGTTCCAAATCGTCGCAACCAAGGGTACTAAGGGCAAAGGTCTGTTCATGTCCGGTCTCAAGGACGCTGTCGTCGGAGGTGCACTGACAGCACTGACCGTTGGAACTGGTGGTATCGGAGGCTACGGTGCTAAGGCACTGGGTGCGGCAGGTGCGGCCAAAATCGCTGGTACTGGTGTTGGCGCCGCCGTTGGAAAGATGGCGGTGAAGAAGGGCGTACAGGGTGGTGTAGCCGTGGGAGCCAGTGCCCTTCAGAGCGGAGGCGCAAGCCAAGGCAATCAAGCCGCCTTCGTACAAGACAGGTTCGCTGACGGTGGATTCGTTTCGACGCCTACAGTAGGCCTTGTGGGCGAAGCAGGACCCGAGGTGGTCATTCCCCTATCAAATGGAAAGGCGGGCCGTAGAGAGGCTCTTGCGGCCAAAGCAGGGCTAACTGGGAACAACCTCACAGTCAGCATAGGCGATATTGTCATTAACGGTGGTGCTAACCTCTCGGTTAGTGAGGTGCGGACCATGATTTCCAGTGAGATGCCCCGAATACTCAGAGCCGAGATGCTCCGAGGCGCCAAGGGGGTCATTTGATGGCGTCCTTCAAGAAGCAACCCATCCACAAGTTCTCACGGGTCAAGAGCGACCTCGCTGAACTACAGAAGTGGTGGCCAGCGTACATCAAGGACGATGGACTGCTCGGCATAACTGTCGACCCAGTGTTGTTCAAAACGAACTTCGGGACGCAGTCAGGCGAGATTGCAGACGAGGCCACCGTTGCAGGTATCAGAGTCGAGGCTATCGAGGACGATGGGTCCGACCTCTCAGGGACAGAGCCAACCATCGTCATCTCCGGTTCCGGCACCTTCTCCCCCAAGTGCACTATCAATCACTCAGATGGCACTTCAACGGTCATCATGTTGATTGCCCCGTCACTTGGCGTGGAAGGATTTGACACCGAGGCCGCACACAACGCTGGAACCATACCCATCGAGGTCATCCATCAAGATGTGAACAGGGATGCTACAAGGAGCACCGTCGACATCAAGGAATACATCGAGAACATGGCTGGCAACGGCTTCCGACACGGGCCATATCCGGTCTTTATGACCGTTCAAGAATTGGTTGAACTCATTGACACCTACCGCCACATCAACCCTACCGGCAATGCCGGCATGGAAGACTCCGACAAGAAGGCGTGGATGCCACATGGTATCGCCAACGGACCCCTTCTTCCATGGCAAGATTTCAGTGCTGACAACCGTGTGACTTCGTCCAACCTACCAGCGACTGGGAAGTACCGAGCGACGGTCTTCATGCCTATGATGCTCGATAACAACCAACTGCACCTCAATCAAGGGGTAAGCCAAGGTGGAATCGAGTTCGGCAACATAGCGGATGTCAATAGGGGCACGCTGTACTCCGATGGCCTCCGAGGATTTGCCAAGAGTGGAATCAGTCGACCGCCACGAGAAAACAGTCTATGGAAAACCTATATGTACTCCGGCGACCACGAGCGAAACCTGAACTGGGCTCGTGACAGTCAGGGCAAGGGGGCTGTGTGGTTCAGTCAGGACTCGTCCGAAGCACCCGCTCCAAAGTACCGGATGGCACAGGCGCTGGCGTGCTTCCTCAAGGATGGAACCTACGCTCTGAACAATGGCGTCATCATCCCATATTCCTACGACTCTCGACGCACACTGGGTGGCGTGAACACCGACACCATGTACCTAAAGTGGAATGGCGGAGCAGGTCACGGGGATGCCTCTACAACCGCCGATTTGATGCGAGAGCGACCAGCGGGCATCTACCCTCTCTTTGACTTCGTACAGGGGCCAATAACACCACGAGCACAGGGAAGCAATTGGACGCACGCAGTGCTGGCTGACCACACACCCGTCACGACTACCCCGATGCGATTCGAGGTACCACCAAACCCATCACGCAGGTCAGTGGCACAAATAGGCGTCAAGGATTGGTACGGTGGTGTGGGTGTGCCGGACCAAGAAAAGGTGCACAGCAAGTGCTTGGTCATCAAGGTTCCAACCGACCTCATAACCGACACCTACACTGGCGCTGATGTTCAGTCGTACCTCGGCACCGAAGGCTTCCCAGTCGTGGGCCAGCCAATCCTCATCGAAGGTGTGACAGGGGTGTTGGGTAGCGACACCGATATGCGCAAGGGCAACGGCAAGATATGGCCGACGCGATACGACTCTCGTCGCTCACATGTCGATGGTACGCCGACGACACAGGTCATGGACTGTAACGGATGGTGGCTCGTCTCCCGAATCGTTGACACATCCGACCCTCAAGACGGCAACTACTTGGAGATTCACTGCTACCTACACCCCAACCTACTACCAGCCACTGCCCTGTACGACACCACAGGGGCCACATGGTGCTCCGGTCGAGTCGGCGGTCCTGAGATTGGTCAGCAGACCTACTTTTTCGAGAAGGTCAACGGCTCGATGAGTCCACAGGCTACCGAAACCGACATGGCCAGCAACCTACCCGATGTCCGTGAAACGAGAAACCCAGTATTCGATACCATCCTCGGCAAGACTCGCTTCCAACTACCTGATGGAAAGCGTGCCTCGGTACGCATAGGCACCGGTTATCAGGCCGGCATGTCCCAAGGTGACTCCAATGTACCCAAGGCATCCTCTCGCAACGACACATACCCCTCTCGTATTACTATCGCGGAACGAGAATTAAAAGACCAATTGAATCAGTTCGCTGGCAATCGACCAGTGCCTCGGTCAATATCCATTCAGACCCTCGGTGCGACACCAAGCGAGGACATTCCTTCCGCTCCCCCAGTCATCACCAGCGGCGATGGTTCACTCCGAGTACCACCACCACTGGGCCACGACCTTTGCGTCCGATATAACTCGATAGGAAAGCCACCAGTCGTTGTCCCCGCAAGCGGCTTCTTCGGGAGCAATCACCCGCTTGAGGTGAAAAATCTCGATAACTCACTGTGGAGGGTTAGAAGTGACCTTGACCCTGACGACGGACACGCCTCAGTCACTGGCCGTGGTGGCCCTGACAAGTGGGCTTGGCGTGGTGTTTCAACCCCGCTGTGGTCGTACATTGAGTCGGGTACTGGTACACACGGTTGGGACTTCACGAAGCCTGCTGGATGGCTCTACGGGCGCAACAGACCAATCCCAACACATGAGCGAATTGGTACGAGATTGGCAATGTCCCCATCTCTGAGCCCAACAGCAGTCACCAGCGATTGGTCCGCACCTGCCGGTCACGAAATCACCGACATGGGTCGCTCTGAGGTCGGATGCTCACCTATCCACCTCGATATGACGATGGTCGCTAACATACCCAGCACCAGCGACCGAATGGTCATCATCGACTTCGATATGAACGAGGCCGACCCAATCCTCGGACGGCACCACATGAT